GCTCTTAGAGTTGGTCAGACTATTATGATTTCTGAAAACACAGCTGGGTCAACTAACACTAACAAAGCAATCATCACTGCGGTATCTGCGATTGGTGCTGCTACGTTGAGTGTTGATGTTGCATACTACGAAGCTGGTGGGCAGACATTTGGAAACAAAGCTTCAGGAGCTGTAGTTTCTTTGTTTGTTTACGGTTCTGAGTTTGCTAAAGGTCAAGAAGGAATGGTTGGGTCTGTTGAGGCTACACCTGACATCTTTGACAACAGCCCAATTATCTTAAAAGATAAGTACTCTGTTAACGGTTCTGACTTAGCTCAAATCGGATGGATTGAGGTTACAACTGAGAACGGTGCTACAGGTTACCTATGGTATCTAAAATCAGAGCACGAAACTAGACTTCGCTTCGAAGACTACATGGAGACTGCAATGATTGAAGCTGTTCCAGCTGCTGCTGGTTCTGGTGCTATTTCAGCTGCTGCTCCTGTTGGAAGCAAAGGTTCTGAAGGTATCTTCCACGCTGTAGAGACTAGAGGAAATGTTTGGAGTGGTGGTAACCCAACTACCCTTTCTGACTTTGACGCTGTTATTCAGAGATTAGACAAGCAAGGTGCTATCGAGGAGAATGTGTTGTTCATCAACCGTCAGTTCTCTTTCGACATTGACGATATGCTTGCTGCTCAGAACTCTTATGGAGCAGGTGGTACTTCTTATGGATTGTTCGACAACGACGAGCAAATGGCATTGAATCTTGGATTCAGCGGTTTCCGTAGAGGGTATGACTTCTATAAGACTGACTGGAAATACTTGAACGATCCTCAGTTCCGAGGTGGAATCACTGCTGGTAAAGTTAACGGACTTCTTGTCCCTGCTGGCTCTACCACTGTGTATGACCAAGTTCTTGGCAAGAATGCTACACGCCCATTCCTTCACGTTAGATATCGCGCTTCTGAAGCAGAAGACAGACGATACAAAACTTGGATTACAGGATCAGCGGGTGGAGCTGGAATGTCAACTAGTCTTGATGCAATGGAAGTACACTTCCTCTCTGAAAGAGCGGTATGTGTAATGGGAGCTAATAACTTCTTCATGTTCAAGGACTAATCCTTAACTAATGCGGGGGCTTCGGCCCCTGCTTTTTTAAATTAAATCAAATGAAAAATAAAGTACTAGAGGATAAGGTGTATATCCTAAAATCAAAAGCTGCACCACTTAGTTTTATGTTGGCATCACGCCACACTAGAAGGTCTCCGTTACTACACTTTGACGGCAAAACAAATAGACCTTTAAGATATTCTTCAAACCAAAAGAGTCCATTCGAGGACGAGCAGGATGGTAATGCTATTTTAGAACCAGTAATCTTTGAAGATGGATTTCTAAGAGTTCCTGCAACTAACCCTGTGCTACAAGAGTTCTTGTCACTACATCCAGGCAATGGCAGATTGTTTGAAGAGGTAGACTTAGAGAAGGACGCACAGTCTGATGTAGAAATAATTAATCTTGAAGTAGATGCCATGGTAGCTGCAAGAGATTTAGACTTATCTACAATGGAGAAGGTGGCTAGAATTTCTTTAGGTAGAAACGCAGAGTCTATGACTAGCGCAGAACTAAAGCGTGATATCATGATATTTGCAAAGACAAACCCAAAAGGTTTCTTAGAGACAATCAATGATCCTATTCTTGAGCTTCAGGACAAGGTCGCTAAGATGTTTGACCAAAAGCTGTTAAGCCTTAGGAATAAAAACAGAGATGTGTACTTCAACCTAGAGGGTAATAAAAAGAAAATGCTTACTGTCCCTTACGGGGAGGACTCTCAGTCTGCTGTGATATCATACTTGATAACAGAAGAAGGAGAAGAAGTATTAAAAATACTTGGTAATAAACTAAAGTAATCGTATATTTAATTCGATAGATAGTTCATAATTATTGTTTAGAGGGCCCTCAGGGGCCCTTTTTTTATTTCATTATATTTGCAGAGTATTTTTTAACAACCAAAATTTTTTATCATGGTTAAATTTTTGAAAGTAGCTTTATCTGGACAAGATTATTTAATTCCTTGCCATAAAGTTGTAAGTGTAAGAACTCCTGCCACAAGTAGAGTTGATATTGTATTAGACACTCCATTGCAAACTAGCGCAGCTGCAGGCGCAGGAGAGGTGGCAGTTATTCAGGTGGTGGCGACTGGAGCGAATGATGCGGCTAAGACAAAGGTTTTTGTAAACGAGGTCGTTGCTGCTGTAGGCAAAGCATTAGAGCACTCTTGGACAGAGCCAATTGTATCTTTAGGAGGACTGACTTATCCAATAACCGCAGTGAGCTACCTAAGTGTAGATTTCTCTTCTTAATAAAGAGTAACACTCAAGCAACTAAGGGGGTCGGTTTCGACCCCTTTTTTATTTTGTATCTTTAGCGTTATGATTAACGAAGTTAGAGAGACTGTACTCGCTATAGCAAACAAAGAGAACTTTGGATACATTACCCCAACAGACTTTAACAGATATGCAGTTAAGGCACAGCTAGATATTTTCACACAGCTGATGTATGACTACAATCACCAGGTCAACAAGCAGAATAAAAGGACAACAATACTAGGAGCATCAGTGGCATCTAACGATGACTTTGCTGACCTAGCTAAGAGAAAGCTAAAACTTATAGAGGAGTTCTCTACGTCAACTCCATTGTATGTTGCTAGCTCATCTATCAGCGGTTCTCATATTCTTTCTCAGCCAAGTGATTCGTACTTCCTTAACACGCTGATGCACTATGGGGCTGCGACATTGACAGGTACTGCTAGTGGAGCATCTACTAGTTTCAACCTCCAAGACACGAGTGGGTCTACAACATTTACATCTGCTATGGAGGGTGCTCCAATTGTGAATACTACGACTAGAGCATTTGGGTATATTACTAATGTTATAGACGGGAACAATGTTAACGTGTCTACGGATCTTATGTTTGCTTCGGGTAACGGATACCAAGTATTCCCTACATCTAGCACAGAGATTGAGCACCAAGAGAAAAGTAAAATACACAAACTGTTGGTATCAAACCTAACAGCACCATCTACTATATTCCCGGTATATACGGTTAGTGACTATGGCGTTACGGTGTATCCAAACACTCTTGCGAATACAGGGATAATCATAGCCAACTACATACGATACCCTAAAGACCCTAAGTGGACTTACATCGGTAATAACTTCAACCAATCGGCTGCAGACTACCAAGACTTTGAACTTCCAGAATCAGAGCTACCTGTTCTAGTTCACAAGATATTAGAGTATGCAGGAATAGAAATAAGAGAGCCTGCTGTAACTCAGTACGCACTTGGTCAAACAACTTTAGAAACTCAAGAAGATAGATAATGCCATACTTATCAGGATATCAATATTATGAAAATGCAGGAGCAACTCCTGAAAATGCCAATTGGGGGTCTTATCAGTACGTGTCGCTAAAGGACATTGTAAACAACTTCATCTTGATGTATATGGGCAACAATGAGCTATTGGCTAACGTGCCCAAGCAGAAGGTGTTGTTCCATGCCAAGAGAGCTATTCAAGAACTCAACTACGATGCCTTCAAAGAAATCAAAGCACTAGAGCTTGATGTATGCGATGACCTAAGATTTGTACTACCACACAACTATGTGAACTGGGTTAGGATATCTCTGTTTAAAGATGGGGCGTTATTCCCATTGACGGAGAATATTCAAGCCAATAGTGCGAAGGCGTACCTTCAAGACAATGACTGTAGGATTCTGTTTGATGAAGAGGGTGAGATACTTGAGCCTGAAAGATCGGGGATAGATTTAGCTAGAATAAATTCTACAGCCAAGACTTTATATCTAAATGAATCTAGTCCATTCCATAACACTATGGGTTATTGTATTGATGGATGCTGGTGTTTTGATTATGCCATTGGAGGTAGATATGGCTTAAACACTGAGACAGCAAACTCAAACCCTACATTCAGGATAGACAACAAGTCAGGAGTCATAAACTTCTCATCTGATATGGCAAATCAAACATGCCTCCTAGAATATATATCAGATGGAATGGAGGGAGGAGACGATTCCTTGGTTACGGTAAACAAACTATTTGAAGAGTATGTATATGCATACATTAAGTATTCATTACTGAACAATAGAGCAGGCATACAGCAGTATGTTGTATTAAATGCTAAAAGAGATAAGTCATCTTTACTTAGAAACGCAAAGATACGAATGAGTAATATGCACCCCGGTAGACTTCTGATGAACCTTAGGGGTCAACATAAAACAATTAAATGAAGCTAATTAGAAGTTTTGAGAAGGGCTATATGAACAAGTCCTTCAATAACAGGATACTACCTAAGGGTGAATACTCTGATGCCACTAACGTAGCTGTGTCTGCTGATGACCAGGCCATTGGTCTTGTTGAGGAGGCTGATGGTAACGAGAGGCTAACAGAGATTTCATTTAATGGAGTTAGAGCTTCGTTATTCGCAGAATGTATAGGGGCTTTTACTGATGATGCTGAAGAAAATATATATTGGTTTGTTCACGACCCAGGAGGGGTGAATGCTGCGGGAGCCACTGCTCCTGCATTAGACTACATATTGTCCTACAATATGGTGGAGTTGAGATTGATATATCACGTCGTAAGCTCTAGTGTTCTAAACTTTAATCCTAAGTATAGGATAAATGCCGTCAACAAGATTGATGACATGTTGCTCTTTACGGACAACTTAAACCCACCTAGAAAGATTAACGTCAATA